TATGGGAATAGGATTCTTTCTTCTATTCCTAGTCGCAGCCTCAATTTAAGGAGTAAAGTGTAATGATGAAAGCGTTGTTAATTGTCTCTGCCATCAGTGGTGGTATGGGTGGATATGAAGTCGAGATGCCGTCTATGGATGAGTGTCTCGAAGCAAGAGTTGCTATCATGGAACAAGACAAAGATGCAAAGACTCTTTGTGTTCCAACTGTTGCACAAACGGATAAGATGGAACAGTTTTTTTCTATTTTTATGAACATTGTTGAACGAATGGAACAAATTCAAAATGAAAGACTTAACGCTGAAACGTATAGGTAGCGTGAGAAGTGCCGTAAAAAAGTGTAAAGAACACACTTGGGCCTACTACTATTGGTCTAATGTTTTATCATATATGACAAGGAAAGGTGAACGAGGAGAATAAATTTTCCTAAATAACAATATGGTCACATTAACAGACAAAGCGAAGAGCTATATGAAGAGTGTCATCATGAATGGTGACAAAGTATCTCTTGCCGTTAAGGGTGGTGGATGTTCTGGATTCCAATATGTTTGGGGTTTGATGACTGACCATCCAGACGTACAATGGTCTGATCCCATTGAGGAAGTTTTGGTGGTTGATCCATTGGCAGAGATGTATATTTTAGGAAGTGAAATTGATTATGTTACTGAGCTTGGAGGCTCATATCTTGCTGTGAAGAATCCGACTTCCACAAGTTCATGTGGTTGTGGCGAGAGCTTCGGCGTATAATGTATGGCATGGTTTATCATAGTTCTACTCACAATCAACAATGGAGTTGCTTCTGAGGAAGTGCTGTCTAACTATAAATTCAAATCAGAATTATCTTGTAAAGAATTTGTCGTAAAAAATTATGACAAATTAAATGAACGTGTGAATAAAGACTATGGCCAACATGAATCAACTCCGAATCTTTATCGTTGTGTTATCGGTCTTCCTTAATGGTTGTACTTTTATAGGACTTCCGTGGCAATTTTCAGCTGCAAGCACTGTTGGTGATCTTGTTTCTGCTGAGGCTACAGGAAAGACATTATCGGAGAACGGTGCATCTCTGGCACTTAACAGAGATTGTAAGTGGGGTAGAGCAGCATTAGGATGGCCACCATGTCTCACAAAGGAAGAACTGGTAGATAAATTAATAGAGATGGATTGTAAAACCTATTCTTGGAATTTCCTAAATATTCCGTATTGTAGGGAGATTAAATAATGTTTGATAAGATAACTGTACCATATGAGTCCGTTATGTTATATAATGTTGCAAAACTAAAGGATGATATAGACTTTGATGATGTAGAGTTTGCCATCGCTGAAATGTGTTCTCTTGTAAAGGAGACTTATTCAGATTTCATTGCTGGTCAAGTATTTCAGTACGAGGGGTTTATTTCAGAAGAGGGTACAGTAGGTGAACATGGTAATGAAGGTAATCATATCGCAATAGTTACTTATTGGAAATCTTTTGAGTCCCATGAGAAGAGTCATAGAGATGATAAATTTAAAGAAGCATTTTCTAACTTAATGCAGTATTGTGATGATACTAAAGAATTAGGATACAAATTACTTTGGCAAGGAGAACGATAAAATGCCCGCAAGGAAACACACACAATGGTTGGCAGAACCATCAATAGAATATGTAGATAGTCGCATTTATAGTGATTGGAATATCTTTAATCAAGAGCAAGAAAAGATTTTCAAAAAATGTTGGATACCTCTCTGTCATGAATCAGAACTAGAGAACCATCTAGACTTTAGAACTTCCAGTATCGCTGGTTCTAAAGTAGCAATGATTCGTGATAAGGATAAAATTGTTGCGTTTGAACACAACTTTCAATCCATGCCTCCTAGTGGTAACTTAGAAAGTGACGGTGGATATGACCATTGGAATTGTCCAGAGTTACCTTGTGAAGTTAAGTTCGGTGGAATGGTATGGGTCACACTTAATACAAAACCAACTCAAGATGTTGAAGGTTGGGCAGCTGGTGCATTTGATGTTATTCGTCCAGCACTCGACACAGAACCATTAGAAGTTTTTCATTACCACAAAGCGATAATCGACAGTAACTATAAACTTTGGCACGATACTAACAGCGAATTTTACCACGACTATATGCACTACTTCAATCGTGTAACTGGTTTCAATGATGAGTACTTTGCACGTAAGTGTACTGGGTTTGAGAATGGTCATGTCAATGTAGGTAGCTTTGAGGTGCAGTATGGTGAGTTTGAGTTAGGTGAGTCCAGAGAAGAACTCTCATTCCCACATCTACCGCCTAACCAGTGGTACATGATTGACCTATTTCCTGGCATGAACTTTAATCTACGTGGTAGTGCGTTGCGTACAGACGTTGTTACACCACTTGGGCCAAATAAGGTTATGATTGAGTTTCGTGGATTTGGTCTTAAAAAGGATACTGAACTGGAACGTAAAACTCGTATTGAACATCATAATACAATCTGGGGGCCAATGGGTCGTAATCTACACGAAGACCTTCTGGGTATTACTGGTCAAGGTGCAAGTATGAAGCCAGGCCAAGAACATCGTCACATACTGCATGGTAGACACGAAGATGAAACTATTCATGATGAAATTGGAATGAGACATTTCTATGACGAGTGGAGTAATTGGATGGGTATTGACCCTGCTAATCCCATGAGAGAAAATGCAGTATGGGAGAATCAATAAAATGATTAGAGAAACATGGGACAGCATGATGAACGCTGAAAAGAATCCATTGAGAAACTTACCAAAGACAGTTCAGTTTCAAGTCATGACCTATCTTTCTATTATGTGGTGCATATTATTTTCTCTTTGGACAGGGTGGATGTTAATCCTAGGCCCTTCTATACTGGCACACGTACTAATTCTTATGGGATTATTTTTTACATTCAAAATGTTTAAAAGCGGTAACATAGTGACTCATCGTGATCTTTACAAAGACAAGGACGGTGGGGTACGATACGATGATATTTGGGGAGGCTAATGCATACTTACAAATGTACAATACTAAGAGTAATAGACGGAGATACAGTAGACGTTGATATTGACTTGGGGTTTGGTGTGTGGATGAGAAAGGAACGTGTTCGTGTTCTTGGTATCGACACTCCAGAGAGTCGTACAAGTGACAAAGTAGAAAAGGTGTATGGCAATCTTGCAAAGGAATTTGTTAAGAACTATCTACCAGTGGATAGTGTGCAAACACTACAGACAGAGAAAGATGGAACAGGCAAGTTTGGTCGTATTCTAGGTAAGTTTTTAGTACACGACAGAGTTACAGATAGTCAAATGCATCTTGGTGATATCATGATAAGAGAGCATCTTGCAGTTGAATACCACGGCCAATCCAAAGAGGACATTGAAGAGCAACATATCAAAAATAGAGAGCTATGTGAATTACCAGAGGAAAGTGAAAAATAATGAGTATTAGTGAATTTAAACCAAAACGTAGTAAGAAATACGAAGAGAACTACGCTCATATTTTTAAACCATCATTATTTCAAAGAATTAAAAATTGGTTTAAAAGTTTCTGATGGATGAAATCGACAGCCTGCAACGTGATTAAAAGAGAATTGACATTTAACCCTAAAGGTGTTATAGTTTATATATGAATTTTTATACAAATGTTCTCCAATGGGGGAACCAATTATTTTGTCGTGCTGTGATTGATGGCCAACGCCAGAATTTTAAAGTCCGATACCGTCCTACTCTATACTCTCCTGTACAACAAGAGACAGGATATAAGACATTGGACGGAGCTCCTGTCTTACCCATAGAATTTGATTCAATCAAAGACGCAAAAGAACACGTTGACCTCAAAAAAAATCAGCTTGAGACTATATATGGCAACACATCATTTGCATATAATTATATTTCTGATACCTATACTGGTGATGTCAATTGGGACTTGGATAATATACTTATTGTTACTATTGATATAGAAGTAAAATGCTCCAACGGATTTCCAGACCCCAAGGCAGCTGATGAAGAAATGTTGTCTATTACAATCAAAAATCATCAGACTAAAAGAATCGTGGTGTGGGGTGTTGGTAAGTTTGAAACAGATCGTGATGACGTTACCTATGTCGAATGTGAAAGTGAAGTCCATCTCTTCAAAGAGTTTCTTATATTTTGGGAGAAACATCAGCCAGACATTGTGACCGGCTGGAGCTCAGAGTTTTTTGATATTCCCTATGTATGTAATCGTATCATCAAACTATTTGGTGAGGATGAACTAAAACGTCTTTCTCCTTGGGGTAGTGTCCAAAAAAGAGAAGTTTACAAGATGGGCCGTAATCATCAAACTTATAATATACAAGGTGTTGCCGC